AGGCGTTGAGTTGGACGATTGCTCTATCTCCTTCTGTGGCGATTGCGACAATATCTTTAAGAGCCTGTCTACTAGCGTTGGATTGAATTTCTCCACTTCCACTGGTAGATCTGGCATCTGCACTGGCTTGTACACCACAGGAGGAGGGGAGGCGCAACTCGCCATCATCAATGCGACTGTTAATGACAACTTGTTTCGACTGAATAGCATCTTTGGCCTTTCTTAATGCCACGTTTGTAGCTTGCTTTTGCTTGTCTAGTTGGGCTTCTTTGGCGCGAGCTTCGCCATTAAGTCGATCAATTTCAACTTGATCTTCAACAATACGCCTTTGATAACCGTGATGATCTGCAACATAGTAAACTCCTGTAAAACATAAAAGAACGCCTATGATTTGCATCATTAAGGCATACGTTGCCACAATAGGCAAAATCCTAGCAAAATAACTTAAAAAGTATAAAAGAGCACCCCCAAATAGGCTTGCTAACGCCAAATAATACAAAATATTGTCAAAAAACGTCCAAAGCAGGCTAAACATTGTCTGCCCTCGCGTGTGCCATGCGCTCACGTTCCTCATCACTTTCTAGTGTGGGCGGTGTCGTTGGTGGCGGTGGAGGTGTCCACGCCTTCGTAGGATCAATGCTGAACCCTGACGTAGGATTATCAAAATTCTGGCTCATAGGGCTGTATATCGGCATCCCAAGATTGGGTTGCATCCCCATGGGTTGGCATGGGTTATACATCTGAGGTGGAGGAGGCGTAGAGGACTTACCAGTTAATATGACGCTCAAAATGGTAAAGATTTGGGTCATTACCACGCCCAAAATAGATAAGATTTGCTTGTCAGCAGGAGCCTCATTGAACAAGGGTTGCTGAATAAAAATAATACTGTAGGAAAATAAAGCACTTACTAAGGCAAGAATAATACAGAACGTCTTTAGGATAAAAGACTTTGTCTCTGCATCTAGTTGTTCAGGGCTTTTTAGGGGCTTCATTTTGTGGCTTATTAAAGAATTCTGGACAAGTCTGCGAAGCTGTGCAAATAGGTGGTTTACATTCATCGATTTCCCAATTCTTAGGGTCTTGGCAGGTATAGCGAAATTTATCTTCACATGAACACAAAAACAGAAAAAGTAAACATATCAAACATCTCATGTATAGAAAAGTCCATTTTTTGATCATTTCCCTTCAATCCTTACAATAGCTTTGTTTACCCTGATTTCCATCATCTTAATATCAATATACATCCATGCCAACAAGGGAATAAATAACAAAATTACAACCATGAATATGACTATGACAACGAGTAAGAATGAACGATCATCATCATTGACCATACCCACGCGATCATTAGGAACGTAATTGTTATAACTATTATTTTGTCCCGAATACGATCCGCTTTTTGTTGTTTTTGCCATTCCAATTTCCTTTTAGCAAGAATCTCTTCCCTCCTTTGTAAAGCCTGCTTAGTTGCAATATCGCCAATAGTTGCATTTACCCGTGTATACAAATCTTTTAGTTCTGATGGTACATGGTAGACCATATAGTCTGTGAGTTCGCTGTTTAATTTCTCCATTTGNAANTTGGCAATTACCAACTTGATAGCAGTCTCTTGACCCTCTTCATCACTTTGGTGAAGTGCTAATTCTTCTTGTTCTTTAATATAATTTTTTAAAGCGTTGTACGCTTGAAAAAACTTTGTTAAAGCATCTGCTACTTGCGAGTAAATCAGATTTTCATCAAATTCTGGTGGTGGCTCTTTTTTCTTTTTAACTGATTTTGGAGCCACTTTTTGCAGATTTTCTGCAATTTTCTCTTCTTTTTTACCAAACAATGCAGTTAAGAACCCAAATAACCCCTTGGCTTTCTTTTGTACATTCTTAACGTCTTTGACAACTCCATCAATTTCCTTGGCGGCATCAACAACAAGTTGACGCCCTTCCTTGTACATTTCACAAGCGTCTTTACAAACTTTGAAAGCGCCAGAAGCAAGGGCGACAAGGGTAAACGGATCAATCTGTACACCTCTTAATGAAGAACAAGTCGCTTCAACAGTTCGGCAACATTTTCTGTCCCAAAAAGCGAGATGGCCATGATCAAATACAACATATATTCAATTCTTTGCATGCGCTTTGAACCATCATCAAATCGCTTTTGGATGCTCTCATATCTTTGGGCGCAAACGGCCTCATGAATGGATAATCTCTTATCCGTATCAGCGACAAGCTCTTCCATTTTGTCCATATCTCACTCTGTTGTAGTTTCACTACTAGTTGAACTAGTATCTTGTGCAGGTTCTGCAACAGGCACAGGCACTGTACTTTGACCCGTAGAACTTGATGCTGAAATGCCTTGTACAGACGCTTCTTGCTTGATCTGATCAAAAAATTGAACAACTTCAATATAAGGACGATTGCCTAAATATTGAAGGATTGAATTCATTAGAGGTAGAGAAATATTCATGTTTTTCCTTTAAATAACTTCTGCTGAAGGTGGAGTTGTTATGGAAACAGTTTGAGGAGCCATATTAACAACCAGATTAAAATGTACAAACTTAATGGGTAGTTCTGCCGCATGCCGAGTGAATGAATGCGCCAACCATGAATTTGCAAAAACCATCAAACCTGGCTTGGGTTCAAAGTTAATCATTTTGCTGGCGGGTGTTGCCATATTCATGTCTTGCTCAGGTAAATCAATTTGCACCTTACCTGATCTTGGGTCATGAAATACTAAACGAGAGCAATTCTCAGGTGTCTCAAGGAAATAGAACCCTACGATTTGGGAACCAAAACCATGAACGTGTTGATCCATTGCGGAATGCTTATGGTGTTCTTGTGTCCACATTTCTGTGAATGACACCACTTTATCTTGCATAGCGTAGCCTTGTTCAGCCAAAATATTCCATGCTGTAGCGCCAACAAACTGAACAAACTTTTCAATCCGTGGGTCAGCAAAGTAGTTGCCGCTCATCACAACAGGGTATATTTCATTAATTTCTTGAGTCTTGCGTTGGGTATCAAGGTTCTCATCAGATACTTCTTTAACCGCGTCAAGAAAATCAGGACGCTCAATCAAATAAATAGGACACGGAAAATGGTATGCCACTTGAAGTTGGCTTTGAACTACCACTTCTTTGACTGATTCAGCGGCTTTGCAAACTTTTTTGCTTTTTACTTTGGCCATAATTTTCTCTTTTTGTTAAGTGGGATTTGAGTCTACCTCTACTTTTACCCAGTTCCAAGCAATAAAGTCAAATTTGTATTGATACTCATCAATAGGTTGTGCAGGAGTATCTTTCCAATTGTTTTCCGCGCCGCACCAAAATGTAAAAATCTTAGCGTCTACCTTTGTTTGGTCAAGATCAGGTCGTGGAATTGGCGGTTGCATTGTGCATGTAGCCTCATCTAAAGTCCATGCAGACCAGTTAGATGCTTGCTCACGAGAATTAAAATCATCCCTTACCGCTTGCTGTTTAGCTGATTTTTCTTCAGCAGTCATATCACGCAAAGCCCAAACGTCAGTCCACACACTATCAATTTTTTGATATGTTGGTTCTTGGCTATCAAGCATTTGATATACGCTTAATGTAGGACGTTCTACTCGGTTAAAAGGCTCCCAATGGGCAGGAATTGCACCAAAAGCCTGAAGAAGATTGTCCTCAAACGCGGGGTGATTTTTGATTTGACCGTCTTCAGTTTCAATATACAAATTCATTCATAACTCCAAAATTAAGGTGAGCCTACACAAGTTGATGGAAATGTTCGCGTATTACCAGGCCAGATAATACGGACTGCGCCATCGCCACCTTTAGAGCCAGTCCCAACCACACCGTTAGTGCCAGAAGAACCGCCTTTTCCTGTACTTAATGCCGAATTGACGGGGGTACATCCTTGACCGCCAGCCCCACTAGTTCCTTGCCCAAAAATTCCGACACCGCCAGCGCCCCCGTTCCCTATGAAATTCGAACCGCCACCGCCACCGCCACCACCGCCATTACCAGCACAACCTCCATAGCCACCGCCATAGAAAGCATAGCCGCCTGCGCCGCCAGCACCAGAGTAACCGCCAGCACCACCACCGCCAGCTAGTGAGCCACCACTAGAACCACCTGTACCTCCAGAACCCCCACCATCCCCACCAGAGTAACCACCGCCAGAACCGCCATTACCAGAACTTCCAGCAGTGCCGCCAAATGCGGTAAGCGAACTGTTAAATGAAGATGAACCCGCAGTGCTGGACGTACTTCCAACACCAACAACTACGGTATAACTGTTTCCAGGGACAACAGTGATATTGTTTTTGTACCCCAAACCACCGCCACCACCCCCGCCATAGCCCCCAGAACCCCCGCCGTAAGAGCCGCCTGGCCCAGCAGAAGAATAAGAAGACCCGCCGCCACCACCAACGGCAACCACAGAAACTGAAGTAACTCCAGATGGAGCAACCCAAGAATATGTGCCAGCAGTTGTATACGACTGTGAGCTTGGCGCGGCTGATGTTGTAATTGAATTACTTGATCCACTATAAGAACCGTATCCAATAGAGTTTTGCGCTCTGACTTGGAATGTATAAGATGTTGCCGCAGTTAACCCAGTAACTGTAATTGGACTGCTTGCGCCTGTTGCCGTAATACTTCCTGGGCTTGAAATAGCCTGATAGCCTGTGATAGACAACCCGCCAGTATTGGTTGGCGCAGTAAAAGCTACCGTAGCCGTCGTAGCCCCAGTAGCAGTAGCCGTTCCAATTGTAGGAGCACCTGGTAGTCCCGAGTACGTCCCGCCCGTAAAAGCATTAAGTATTCCGCTCATGTCACATTAGTCCCTGTCAAGAGCCATTGAGTTGTGCCAATTTTTATGCAATTGGCAACGCCATATTGTGCAAGTGTTCTGGAACCAGTTCCACCGCCTTGTGCCCAAGTTAATGTATCTGTGTTGATTGCAATTGTCACCGCACTTGCTGACATATTGATGAACTGAATTACCGTTCCTAAAGCATACGGGACTGAAGAATTCGCCGCAATTGTGAATGTCCTTGCATTTGCATCACTTGCTGGGTGGAAAATACAATAACCCGCATCTGCCGCTACAGTTGTATACGCTGTGGATTGGCTATTCTGTGGGATATTTTGATACCCTAAAGTACCTGTAGTTGGTAGAGTTACTGCAGTTGCCGCCGTAACTGTCACCGTGGTAGCAAAAGCACCTGAAGTGGTCAGATTACCCGCAAGAGTAAGGGTATTACTACCAACATTCAAAAGAGTTTTATAAGTATTTGTTCCTGTACCAAGAAACAACTTACCATCAGCGGTATTTGCCGCCAACTCACCTGAAACAATAGTTGTAGGCAAATTGGTNGTTGTATCACTATGATATAAAACNATTGGTGTAAANCCTGATTGAGCCATTAGAAGGTACCTCCGTTGACACCCGCTGTAAGGGCGTTATTTGTGTAATTGTAAGTGAAAGATGCGTTTGTTGTAAGCGGTTGATTACCCGTTGCAGTCGCTGAAAACGGTATGTAATTGGTCGNTCCAGTACCTGCAGACAAAGCCACATTGGTTGCATTTGTTGCTGTTCCTGCAGTTGCCGCGTTCAAGTTGGCCACCTGCGTCGTACTCGTCACGGTCAGTGGAGCGGTTCCTGTGGCCACTGTAGAAATCAATCTAGTACCAGTAACAGCCTGCGATGATGTAATTGCCGCGCCAGTGCTTAGTGTATTGGTAGACCATGAGGTTCCAGATGGAATACCTGCGTGATTGTCCCAAGAACCAGCGGCTGTTGAATTGCTCAATAGGCTAACAGTTACAAATGCACCAGATTGAACAGTAACAATCGTGGTGCCAGAATTATTGTTAACAACAATTGTTCCACTAGATTGGTTGTTGTTAAAAGTGAAATCTGCTCCGTTTGGCAGTGTGGTTGCATCAGGCAACTGATATGTTTGACCACCAGAACCAGTCACAACATAGTTTGGAACTGAAGATGCTATAAGTGTAGTAGTCGTACCTGCGGCGGCTACGTTTGAATAACCTTCAAAAATTTGATTTGTAATGATGTTTCCATTTGCATCACGCAAAACAACAGAAGTGGAACCACTTGATGCTGTAACACCCGTGCCTCCATTAGCCACAGCAAGTGTTCCACCCAAAGTCAAAGTTCCAGAACCAGTAATTGGGCCACCAGTAAAAGTAAGACCAGTAGTACCACCTGATCCATTCACAGAAGTTACTGTGCCGCCACTACCTGTGGCCGTCAAAGTACCAGTGCTAAAACTAAGTCCAGAACCAATAGTGACACTGCTAAAACCACCTGCATTGTTTCCATAAAGAATGGATGTTCCAGAAGTTGGAGGCGCATAGTCAGTGCCAGAAACGGCATTTGCAAGTGCTCCACCGCTATTGGCTTTCAGAATGGCAGTTCCACTAGGTGGAGCAAGATAATCCGTGCCTGCCGTGGCGGCAAGAAGCGCAGTACCGTTTCCTTTTAAAACACCAGTAATGGTGGTTGTAAGTGTGACTGCAGGAGTGCTAGTTGGATTAGCGACTGTTCCTGCAAAACCGTTTGCGCTTACAACAGACATTGTTGTGACAGTACCGCCACCAGATGAACTAATGGAATTTTGCACAAATTGTGTTGTAGCAATTTGAGTGGATGCTGTTCCAGTACTTGCAGTAGGAGCCGTAGGAGTACCTGTCAATGCAGGGCTTTGCTGAAGTACAACTACACCGCCAGTTCCTGTAGTTGAAGAATTAGAAGCACTTGTTGCACGTCCATAGGCATCAAAAGTGATGCTTGCAGGAATGGTGTAAGTACCTGCGGTAACTGCAGTTGCCACCAATGAAATTGTGGGTGTGCCAATTCCATTCCCGTTTGCAACAGAAATCTGACCAGATGTACCCGCCAAAGTCACTTGGCTAATTGTTGTCCCATTAATAGTGACTAATCCAGTGCCTGAAGTAGAAGCAAAGTTGGCCAACACTCCAGTTGTCGTAATTGTTGGATCACCCGAAATACCATCACCATTTGTGATTGATAGACCATTTCCTGTTGCTGTAAATGTCCTGTTTACAAGAGTTGTTCCGTTTGTTTTGACTTGAATACCTGCATTTGAGCTAACCAATGACAAAGGTGCGCCTGTCAAGTTAATTTGCAGTGTTGCACCCGCTCCATTGTCTGTTAAAGACAATCCTGATCCAGTAGCCATATATCTGGCTTGAGACAATCCTGAAGTTGAATTGACTGTCAAAAACGGATAATTAAGAGCACCCGCGCCTGAAATAGCACTTGTAGTTGTCTGTACAGTTACNCCGTTTTGAACAACAGGAACCGACTCAGTACCTGTCAGAGCACTGGCCGTTGGTAATTGGAGTATGGTTACTTGTCCGCTCATGTTGATGTGTTATTCGTTGGATTGGGTGAAATAATGTTAATGTTGCCATTTTGTTGTGGCGTGGTATTGTCATTTTCGGTACTGATATAAATCTCTGTTGGATTACCACCAGGTATATTTGTTCCAGTAGGCGTAATGACTAAACCATTGTCATCTGTGGCAACGCTGACATCAGGACGTGGAAATCTTAAAGCTATCCTTTCAGTTTGTCTTGCGGGTAACCGATATGGGTCTTTCTGATCAGCGCACCCTTGTTCACACACTTTTAAGCCTGGGAAATTTGGGTCGGGTTGTGCTTCAATAATTGGTCTTTTCATCTTGCATCGGTCGCAGATGAAAATTGCAATTGTTGCATTACCAGTGGTGTTAAGAAATCTAGGCATTAGACAGTCCTCCCTTGCGCCATCAAGGTGGCACGACGAGAGGCAACACGCTTGGCAATTTGCTCAGGCGTTTGCTTGCGCCCTTTGCCAGCTTTGCCGCCTTTGCTGAAAAAATCTTCAGGCATCGGCTTTTCTCTTCCGACGAGCCATGGCGTTGGACGCGACACGCCTTTCAATGGGCTGACATAGTCAGGGCCACGTGATTTGCTGACTGGTGGTTTGCACCCGCCAACTGCCAAGTTCCAGCCAATTTTTGAATCTGAACGCAATTTGTTTTCGATGTCGTAGCAATATTGCTCGTCGGCAATAAGCACAATTTCTTTGACCAAATTGTCCCACCCATGTTTGTTGACCGCATTGGTCAAAAGCGGATTGTCGTGGCGACCAGCCTTCAGTGCCCACTTGTGTCCCCACCATCTTTTGGAGGCGTTCTTAGCCACGCCGACGTAGCCTTGGCAGGTAATGTCAGTGTGTTCTTTTGAGCGAATCCAATAGATGGCGGCGCTCATCGTGTGTAAACTCCAATATTCGGGGCGAAGTAAATTGGCGATTTATCGCGTTCTTCATTTTCAGCCATGATGAAATATTTCTCTGCTTGTGATTCCAAGTATGAAACTCTTCCCATCTCCACTTGAGGCAAGATCAAGCTCATCTGGTGAGCTAGTAAAAATTGAATGGCTTGATTCCATCTTTGAGGAATTTCCAATTGATTGGTTAAATCACCAACATCGTCAATTTGACGTGAATACCAAACCGTCATTTGCACAAAAGCATTGCTTGGCGTTGGCCACAAAGTAATTTGTGATTGAGGTATTTGACGGTTGAACCAAAATTGGTATGGTTGATTTGCAGTGAAATTCTTGTTTGGAAGATTAGTGTAATCATCACGGTTCAAACGAGCCATGGTGATTTCGGTTGAATTGCAACCCAAATACCACTCATACAAAGCCAAAGTAGTGCCGCCAAACGCTTGCATGCGGTAATACGCCACATTTGTACCAGGGTCTATATCCTGATAAATCCACTGACCACTGGTCACTGTGACGTTTGTACCCGTATACAAAGTATTCCATGTCGTGCCATCAACCGATGATTGGAAATAGTAGTTCCAAGTCGCACTACCACCGCCTGAAATGTAAGGCATAAATCCAATAGATCCAATATATTGGGTATTGGTGGTTCCATAATAGACCGTATAGGCACCATTAGCCGTGGTCATCTGGTTATAAGTTGTGATATTTCCATCAGCAATGTTGGACGTTCCGCTTCCATCGCTTGCAGAATAAGCACCGCTAGGGCGCGTCATAGTGCGATACAAGGCGTTTAAAACGTCAACACCACCCACAGGTAGCGCGTACTCATATTGATTGGGCTGAAGGCCGTATACGACCTTATTTAGAGCCCAATAATTGATACCTTGGTTAATAAGATTACTGAGGACAAAGAAAAGAGCTTGCTTAGAGCCATTAACTTGTTCAACGGTGAGTTCTTCCGCGAGCTTGCCTGATAGACGAGCACCTTGATCTATGAACTGCTGTACGGTGACAACAGTCGTTCCAACAGTACCGCTGTATGCCATTATTAATCCTTACCAACCTGGACAATCCCAACGCTTGAGAGAAGCTTTTGCCCTCTCAGCGTCACCTTTTGAATGTTTAACCACGCCAGACATTCTCGCGCAAAAACTATCTTTACGCGAACCGCCTTGTGGCTGTGGAGCTTTTAAGTGACTACCCGTTTCCCTGTTGTACTTGGCACGACCTTTTTCGGTCAAACCTGCACCTTTGGAAGCGGGTAGCTTTTCACCCCTACCTACTGATAGGGATGGCCCACCTTCTTTTTTCTTTACTGTTTTGGCTGATTCTCTAAAGGCTTCAGCCGTTGGCGCACCTTTTGAATTTGGCTTACGCATGCGTTCACCAGAGCCTTCAGCGATTCTTTCACGTTTAGCATGTATGTTTTCATACAATCCTCCATTTTTCATTTTGTCAGCATTGACAAATTCTTTGCCAACTTTTTGAGGAACGCCACCAAACCCACCTTTTGTGTGGGCGGCGGCTTCCATCAGCCTATGTTGAGCAGGTGATTTGCTTGGCATATTAAGCTTGTGACTCTTGCCATGACAATCGGGCAAACGCTGTACCGTTTGAACCAATTTGGCTGACTGTTACATACAAAATGTCGGTACCGTCTGGATATGTTCCCGCTTGACTTGTGGGAACAGTATTTGACAAACCACCGCCTAATGCAGAATTACC